AGCCGTCTTCTGCATTTCCTGAATCTGTTAGCCAACGATGTGGATAGTAGCTAGACATAGATGCATCACCTGCTCTTGTGTTTAATGCAGTAACATCAATGCTATTCCTTGTAAATTTCTTTACATTAAATCCACTTCTACGTAAATTCCAAAGTAACATACCTTGTGGATAAAGTGCTGGATCTGGAGCGTCTGGATCTAGGAAGTCGCTTGTTAGCAATTCAGCAATAGTGCCTGTTGGAGCTGTTGTTGTGGTTCCGCCGTCTGTACCAAATCTTGCATCAGCAAATAAAATGCCGTTTTCAGTAGTTTGATCTGATTTGTCAAGTAAAACCCATTTAGAAGTAGTACCATTCCATCTGTATACAGCTGGATAAGTGTCAATACTTGCTGTGCTTATCCATAGATCACCATCTACAAGTGCAGTTAAATCTGACTGTGTAGTTGGTTCTGTAGCTGAAACAATAGGCCCAGCTGGATCTGTGTTTGCATATGCACCGCTATAATTTTGATAACCTTTCCAAGTAGTACCGTTGTGTATCATAATGTCAACTTCATCTACTACTGAACTGTACCAAAGTGTTCCATCTTCAGTTAAGCTCATTGGTGCTGTTATAGAAGCTGTGTAGGTTAACTCTTTCCAATTAGAAGCTACCCAGTCACTTGCAGTGTCACCTGTTGGTGCAGTATACAAGTTAGATGTACCTGTTTTATTACCAAAGTTATAAACGCTAAATCCTGCTAATGCAAGCCCGTTGTCTGTATCTTTAATTCTAATTTCGCCACCTAGTTTATGTGAAATAGTTACTCTATTGCTAGAATCAACTACAGCCGCTACGTTAACAAATCCTGCAGCATTAATTTGTCCTGCTAATACATCTGCATCACCAGCCGCTCCACTAGTAGTTACTGAAATAGTTTTAGCTGAATCAAGTGCTAATGTAGCAGCTTTTGATTCTTGCATAGTAAATGTGTGCGTAGCACTACCCATTCCAGTTGTAATTTTTGTACCAGTAATTACTGTTGCGCCTGTAGCTGCTCTTTCATAAATTTTTGTATTAGCAATTACAGGACTTACTTCTTCAACGTTAGTGTTCACATATAACGCACCAAGATCAAGTCCTGCGCCGCCGCCTGACTTATCAAGTGCAAAAATTGCCGCTTGACCTGTGTCGTATACTGGTGCTGTTACTGTTGACCAAAGCTGTGTAGCAGTTGCATACTTTTTGACTTTGTAATTTGCGCCGCCATTTGGTGTAGTTGTTTTGAACCATAAGCTACCTGTTGGTGCTGGTTCTGAATCACCTGTTTTATATTGTGGCACACTTGTATGTGGTGCTATAGTAAGTTTTGGTGCTTCATATGTTGCCGCTGTAACACCTGCTACTGTAAGTATTGTACCTGTACCATTTGAAATTGCAACGTCTGCGCCTGTTGAATAAATTTCCAATTTACCATCAACTGCGGCAGCACTAATTCCTGATATAGCTGCTGTGTTAATATCAGATACTAAGTTTGCTACTGTAGTACCTGCAAGTGTAACGGTAGTAGTATTAATAACAATACTGTTTCCATTTACATATGTACCATTAGCTACAGTGCCTTGAACTGCTGCATGGCTTGCTGACCAAGCAGTTGAGCCAACTGCTACCCAAGTACCTGCGGCTCCTGCCGCACTTGAGTGCCCTGGAGTCTTGAAGTAATATTTGTTAGTGGTAGTTGTTGCATCTACGCAATAATCACCAATTGCGCCGATTGATCCTTTTGGAACACCTCCAGATAAGTCTGAAGTAGCTGTTATTACTTTAACTGGTGTTTTGCTTGTAAATGTTTGTCCGCCTGTAGTTGCAATGCCTGCTCCGTTCCATTCTAAAATACCATATAATGTATTTAGAGTGTCAAACCAATAAGCGCCATCTGCTGGTGCTCCTCCTGGTGCTGTTGCACTTGCTTGTAATTTAGATAGATCTAAATCTGCCCTTACTACATAAGCTCTGTTTGTGACGCCTAGTAATGAATATGCAGCCTGTAGGCCGTATTCATTAAGTTCGCCGCCATGTATCATGTTGCCATTAGCATCTGCGTAAAATTTTGGATCGCCAAATGTTTCACCAAGCTCGCGTTGGCTGGTAATCAAATATGGAGTCCCAGCATTTGCTTTAAGTGTTCCTATTGCTGTTCCTGAACCTGAACTTGCTTTTTTATTGGAAGCTGAAGCAACAAAAATCATCGGTATAGTTCCAGCTGCTGCTGGGGTGTAAAAGCTCTCGTCTATTACGGAAACTTGTACGCCTGGTGAAGTTAATGCCATCATATTTCTCCTGTGGATGTGTTCTTGCTGTTTGTATTTATACTAATTTCTTAAAAACACCTTATATAAGCCTATTGAAAAGGGGCCGAAAAGGTGAGCTAAATACAATATGAGACCTTTATGTAAATGTAAACAAAGACCTGCGGCTATAAATTATAAAAAAGCAGGTAAAACTTATTATAGAAAATTATGCGAACGTTGTTTACGTAATGGTTTAGGGCATGGTATTCCTAAATGGAAACAGTTAGGATATGAGAAAAAAGATTATTGTGAGAAGTGCAATTTTAAAAGTAAGTATCCTGAACAATTTGATGTATTTCATTTAGACGGTGACTTGCAAAATTGTCGACCAACAAACTTAAAAACAATATGTGCAAACTGTCAGCGTATTACGCAAAAGATCGGAGTTCGTTGGAAACAAGGTGACCTTCGACCTGACTTTTAAGATCTTGAATTGTGCCGTCATTATATAAAATTGCATCAAATTGATTGTTAGTATCAATCCACTTATATTCACTAGCATGTATTTCATAGCCTGACATTAAATCGCTTCCAGTCTGATTATCTAAAATTGCTTGGCCAAACCATTCAGGATCTGCGCCACGTTTTACTTGCCAAATTTTTCCACCTAGATCTCTAATTACATTTTGTTCATTCCTAAATCTAACATCAGGAATAACAAATTCAGTATCTGGATTATTAATAATACGTTGTTTGACCATGCTTACCCATATGCCATCATAAAATCCATTACGCATACAGTCCGTACCAAACTCTTGTAACACTAATCTAGGTGTGATTTCTCGGCCTGTTTCTTCAGTCCAAAAAGTATCTACTTCTTCTCGCCATTGCCTTGATTTAGGAGTATCTCCTTCTAGCATTTGTCTGTTCCAGCCAAATAGTTCTGATACAGCGTCTTTTAATTTGTCTGCAAATGATATCTTTTCGAAACCATATTCTTCAACTAGATAGTCACTGACTGTACCTTTACCAGAACCAATAAGTCCACAGATACCGATAATCATAAAAAGTCTCCTAAGTTACTATTATCTATATATTATACAATATTATAAGGGGATTGTCAAGTGATTTTTTAACCGATTGTAAAGCCGTAGCCTACACCGCCGGCAACAGCCATAGATACGTCTTGATCTAGTTTTTCCATTTCGGCTTGTGCTTCTGCTTTTAATGCATCGCCATTTAGAGTACTTCCTCCTCCTGGTCCTGCAATAGTTGCAAATTTAGAGCGAGCTTCACCTAGCATGTATTTGCACACAGCAAGGGTATAATCTTTAAGCCATTGGCTAGCTAGGTAATCAGCTAGTAATTGTTCATCAGGCCTATAGTTATATGCATAAAGTAATATTTCTTCGCTTGCTGCTGGACGTTGTAGCAATGTAAGTTTTTTAGTAGTAGTATTCCATTTAAATTCAATAAATGAACCAAACATTCTACCTACTAATTCTTGATGCTGGGAAAATAAATCGTATGTTGCTAATCCTCCCATTTTTGAACCAGATAACAAATAAGTGTTTGTATATGCCATATTAAATGGTTCAAACAAAGAGCCGCCATCGCCGCCTCCAGTACGTGAACCAATTGAGCGTCTAAACAGCTTTCTAACTTCAATTACTTCGTTAGGTAGTGTATATTCATTTTGATCTTCAACACAAGTTAAAAACAAATAAGATTCTTCTACAGAATTATCTGATCTTTGTCTAAATTTACTTAATGCTTTATTTAATGCAGTTTCATAATGGATAGGATCTAGTTCTACATCTATCATCCCTCCACCTAATGAGGCATTTACATAATCATACACATTTTGTTTTGCTGTTGTTAGTGTTGACATTCTCTACTCTCCATATAGTATTTATCGTATCGATAAATATACATATGCCAAGATTATCTTTATATAAACCAGAACGCGGCAACGACTTCCATTTCCTGGACAAACAAATACAGGAAATGTTTACAGTTGGCGGCACTGACATAAACGTACACAAATACCTAGGAGCTAGAAATCCTAGCTCTGCTGAATCTACATCTGATCAACCTAGATACGATGCCGTAAAAGAAACAAATATACAAGATTTACTATTTTTAGAGAATAGAGATAGAAAGTATGATCCAGATGTATACACTATGCGGGCTGTATATAATGTTCAAGATATTGACTTTGATTTAAGTCAATTTGGGCTCTTCTTAAGTAATGATACGCTGTTTATGACCATACATATTAATAGTTCAGTCAAAACACTTGGCAGAAAAATCATAAGTGGAGATGTTATAGAATTACCACATCTAACAGATGAATATGCATTAAATGACTACGATGTAGCACTTAAAAGATTTTATGTTGTTGAAGATGTAAACAGAGCTGCAGAAGGGTTTTCACAGACTTGGTATCCTCATTTATATAGATTAAAATTAAAACAAATATACGACGGACAAGAATACAAAGAAATACTAGACTTGCCAGCTAGCGAAAATTCTAGTAATACACTGCGAGATGTGTTATCTACATATGAAAAAGAAATGCAGATTAACAGAGCAGTAGTTGCACAAGCTGAACAAGATGCACCTAAAAGCGGGTTTGATATTAGTCATTTTTATTCAGTTGCAACAAACGAAGACGGTTCCATAGCATTACGTACTGCCGACGAAACCGATTTAGATGCCTCTAATATAAACACTAGAGCAGACGAAGTCACAGACCGTCCTGACAGAGAAGGTTACTCAGGATACTTGGTTGGTACAGGAGATGCGGCACCAAATGGAGCACCATTTGGTTTTGGTATTAGTTTTCCTAAAGATAAAATGGAGGGAGACTATTTTTTACGTACTGACTTCCTACCAAACAGAATGTTTAAATATGATGGTGTTAGATGGGTGAAAATGACAGATGATGTACGAATGACATTGAGTAACACATTAGAAAGACAAACACAAAAATCAAGCTTTATTAATAACACTAATGAAAGTACAATTAATGGTGAAGTAGTACCAGAAAGACAAAGCTTGTCTAAAGCACTTCGTCCAAAGAAGGATAACTAATGCAACATTTTTA